TTTTTTTGGGAAATGCAAAGCAAGACAAAAGCTCTTCCAGCTCAAAACTTGCTACTGCAATCAATAAACATGCCTATAAGCATGTATCAAATGCTTAACTTATGTATAAATAAGGACCTTCGGCTTAGGGTCTACTCTTAAGAGTCTTGAGAAGTTTATGTATCAACAAAAGTGAATGGTAAGTGATTCTCGGCACATTGTATATATTTATCTTTAAGCTCATCATAAGTATAAAGAATTGGAAATATTCCAGTATTTTGAATGGCGTTAATAAGCTCATTCTTAAATTCGTTAAAACGCACCCGGCCATGTAAAAACATATGGCTCTGTGCTTCTTCACAAATTATTTTGGCGTGTTCATCTTCAGATATTTGACCAACAGTTCGCCATGACAACATTTTATAAATGGATTTTTCTTCTAGTGGTGCAACGAATTGACATAATTCTTCGTCATAACGTATACCACGTTTGAGAAATGATAATCCATCATAAGATGTACGGAATTTCGGATTGGAATTCTTATCAATGGCATCAGTCACATCAAAACCTAAAAGTTTAAATGCATTAGCAGAAGCTTCTTCTGTATAGAAGTGTTGTATTGCTCTATGTAATGCTTTTGAATTGTCGTCTCCATAATTCATTAGTTTCACAAACGTAAAGAAATCAAACTTTTCCATGCATTCTTCAAATACATCAGAAACATCTCCTTCAAAATCAATGTGCGCATAATAACAGATCACATAAACCATTATTTGATTAATCATTTCAATAATACTGTTCATGTTGGAAGTTCCAAATCCACCAGAACATCCTCCTGTTCTAGCTCTTAAGAAATCTCCTATGACTTTTATAAAATAATGAAAAAGTGGCACCATTAAAAATTTTGCTATACGTAATTGTCGATCTGTATATCCTGACCATTTCAATAGGTTCAAAATAACTTTACAAGCAAATTCTGCATGATGTAAACATTTATCATATTTTTTATAATCTAAATCAACATATAAGGCACCTTCCCATTCTGTAAAAGACTTCATTAATTCATTCCACTCAGGAGAAGAAGCATTAACGCCAATTTTTGCGCAAAACACATCTCTATGTTCTTGCATCCATCCAAAAAATGGTGCTAAATACATTCTCATGAGTATCAAAATAGACCACTGTCCGGCTGCAAACACTCTCGTATCACCATTTAACG